CAGCATAGAATTTCTCGTTCATCTTAGAACTCCACTTCGTTTCGTTCAAAAAACTTCACTTCGTTCAGTTCACATCACCTCATAGATTGGACGTCTATAATAGACTAACTCATAGTGAGGTACTACTTTAATTCTTTTTTCTCTATTCTTTCCTTTAGATCTACAGGTCTTGGTCCATCGTTGTTCTAAAATCCAACATCCTTTGGTACTGTATCTTCTTTTGGACATTGTTTTTCACCTGACGTTCAATCATTCTATGATGAGAAGTCATTGGTAAAGGTCCATCAGATTTCTTTATCTTATTCTTAATCGGAGGTCTTTTCATCTGAATGTCTCCGTACCCCATTTGGTCTTAGACTTATCTCTTCTTCCGTCTGGTCTACCTTCTGGAGTGATACCTGTATAATAGTGGTTGTAATCGTAATGGGTACGTTTACGTTTCATGATATTCTCCATGGTAGAGATAGAGGATCCCCACGGAGATAAGGATCCTCTTCTCGTTGACAGTTAGGCAGCTAATTCAACCGAAGTATCCTCGGTTGCGCTAGTCGGCTCGTTATCATTCGCGATGACCAGGTCGGTAACCAACATATCCGTCGGAAACGGAAAGGATACTAACTTAGTCGCCTCGAGAATGAAGACATCATTACGATGCTTAGAAGAATGCTTCTTAGCAGATGCAATAGCTGTGTCTAACGTAGTCCAGCCATTAATATCATCGGTGACCTTAATCCCACCACGGATATAACCGTAGTTGGGATCATAAGCTAACCAGAACTTATTCATGTTTTCAACTCCTAGAATTCAGGATTATCAGCAGGCACTTTACTAAAGCCTCTGATTTCCTTAGGTTCCCTATTACTATTTGCTTCATAAGGGACTAATTTATCTACTCTGATAGAAACTAATCTAGCTGCTGTTCCTCCCATTTTACTTCCAGGAGGACTATAACTGTAGGTCTCTAATTTAATAGTCACTTCAGAACCATTACCAACATTAACGTGATAAGGTAAATTATCTTTATCTAATATCATAGGTGCAGCATATAATCTACGTACACCTTTGATAATCTTCTCTGCATGGCAACCGAAGGCCATGTTATCTCCATCCTCATCTCGTCTTAATTTGTTCTTTAATCCTTCATATTGTCTTCCATTTATAGTTTGTATCTCCTTCAGTTTCTTAATCTTATTTAGAGATTCTTCGTTAGGATATAACACCATGGCGTACTTACCATACATATCTGGTGTAGCAACCCTGACCCATTTAGCAATACCTTGTAAATAGACGCTATTAGTAGCCATTATATAAGCTCGACTCTGACTACTGTATAATCAAGAGCCTCCGGATTATTACTTGCAAATTCCATCATAGCTAAATGTTCAGCAGAATTTGCATCGTGTGACTCTACATCTACTTCAGCAAACATAGGTACTTCATATTCAATATGTACTCTGTATTTCATCATTATTTATTCTCCTGAATAAAGTTCCAAACACTCAATGCTTCTTTCTTTAGATCTTCTAATTCTGCTTCAGCCCCTCTGAACTCAAGCATATATCTATGAAGAAAGACATCTTTCCTAAATCTAATTCTACCCCAAAAATCATGATACATTAGTGTGTTACCTTCCAATTTGTTCCTATTGTTTCTTTACCATCATTCATATATGAGCCTGCTAGAGGACACTTAAGTCCAAACATTTCACCTACCTCTCTCAATGCATCGCATTTTATATTCGCCATCCAACGAGCTTCTTCTAGATCATTGGATGGCATTTCTGTCTGCCATTCATCATGAACTAAGTTGACGAGTTTCGGACAATGGATCTCACTACGTATAAAATTCCTAAGACTAATAGTATTCTCAAGATTGGAATGGACATCAGCCATGCCTGATGTAGATCGTAAGCTTCCATATCTCTTCTCCATCTTATCTAGCCACAGGATCGTGGCATGCTTCATTACTACTACTTCTCCATTCTGTAGATAACCGCTCATAGCTAAGTGTCGTCTTTCACTTTCGGTTTCTCCCAGAATGTTGACCTTTCTACCATCCAGCCCAAAGAAATAGCCTCTCTTCGCATCTTTAGGAATAATAGTCTTTTTGAGCCTAGCGAATCCTTCGTATCGTCCCAATAAATTAGCAAGAGCTTCTTTCGTTTCGTCTTCATTCGAGTCGAGAACTTCAGCCAGTTTTTTAATCCCTGCTCCAAGAAGAAGAGCGTAGATAAATCTTTTGGCAGCAGCTCTAGATTTACAGATACCTCCAAGAATTCTCTGGTTAAGCGAGTGCGGATCGCTTCCGTCATGTTTAGAGCCCTTAACGATGGCATCTGTGAACTCCTGATCGTCTATGTAATGAGCGAATATTCTAAGCTGAATTCCTTCTGCATCTACTCCCACGAGGAGTTTTCTACGTGGGCAACAGAAACAAGATCGCATTTCTGCGCCTAATAGTTTTACCTTGCCCTGCGTATCTAATTCATTAGGGACATTGGCCATGTTTGGGCGCTGATGCGCCATTCTATGAGTCCACGCTCCTATGGCTAAGAACTTGCCATGTATGCGATTGTCCTCTTGGACAAGACCTAACCATTCAGTTAGTGTTCTTCGTCTGGACTCAAAGAGAATTCTTCTTGCTAGAGTACGGGCTGACTTAGGAGCAGTATCTGGAAGAGTATTAATATTAGTTTCATTGATCTTCCACCCATATTTATTAAGATCTTCTCTAATTATTCCCTGTCTGTTCGCTTCAATGTGTGTCTTAGTCTTATCTGTTGGTCTCCAATCTGCTCTTGTAAGAACGTCCACAATCTGTTTGTGGCTAGATGGATTAAAGGATCTGAGTTCACATTTACAGAAAGGGTATCCGTTGAATTCTGTAAGATCTCCATCTTGAACCCACCTGAAATCTTTTCTATGTAAAGTACCATGTTTAGTTCTTTCTGGATGAATTTCTTTAACTAAGACAAGTTTAGGAGGAAAGGATTTAAGTATCTCTTCGTCTAAATTATTTAATTCTAAGGTTACTTTTTCAAGTAACTTATTACACTTTGTAATATCAAAATAAAACCCATTATCGTGCAGAGAATTAACAATGATTTGGAACTTGTGTTCACAAGTAATAGCATTCCGGTACTTAGGATTATTGATGCTATCAAGATAGTTAAGATAAATACGCTGACAGATATCGACGTCCCTAATACAATACGTAACCATTTCATCAGTGAGTCTAGACCAGTCATTGAATTCTCCTTTAGGTAAGTTAAATTCAACTCCATAATCTTCTATTGAATGTCCTTGGCGCGAATAGTTAAATAACTTAGAAATAATAAGGGTATCAATAATATTGGTAATAGCAATGCAATCATAAAACTGAATAAGATTACACAAGACAGGGTAATCATAACCAAGAATGTTGTGACCGACCAGTCGTGTACATCTTTTAACCAGGGTTTTAAACTTCTCCACCTCTGTTTGATCTTCGTGGAGATTTCTAAAAACATAATATTCTCCTTCTTGTTGGTCTGTGTCTTTACAAACGACACACCATATCTTAGTAGGATTTTCTAATTTATCACACTCAATATCAACTATTAATTGCATATTGAGATTTTAATTTATTATAATAACTACTCTCCTTGTCTATAGCAGACTTAAACTTATCAGAGTTTCTGTTCTTCATCCACTTAACATCACTAAGTAATTGTCTCATAGTATACCAATCATTTGAATTAATAGGTCCGATAATATTACTCATCTTTCTCCTCTACTGGAATTTGTATAATCTCATGTAAGATCCAATCTTTACAGAACTTTTTAGGATCTACCCATCTAATGATCTGTCCTTCATTGACAGCTAGTTTAATTGATTTCTTCCATCTAAGTATAACATGGTACTCTAATAAGTCAAGACCTAACTTAGGTGAATAAGCTAAAAAGACTGTAAATCTCTTCATAGGAGTTAACCAATCTATTACTTCATCTGGAGGATCTGGTGGTCCTTTACCTCCTGTAACTACTCTAAGAGCTTTACGCTTTTTTCGTACTTCTTCTTCTTTATCCATTCGTTCATCTTCAGTATCAGTTATTGACAATGCTTGTCTCCTTCTACAATGCCTCTAGGAGCTCGTAGGAAGCTCACTGGTGAGTTATTTTACATACCCCGGTAGGGTAGTGGCCTAAAGATATAAAGTTCATCAGCGACCTTCTCTAGCGTTGTTTCATCTATACAGAAACATTTCTTATTAGGCCTATGGAAGGGACACTTAGAACAATCCTTATCTGCACAGGAAGAGATGTTGATCGCTTTCATCACAATTTCCAATCTATAGGTTCTAATTTATCTCTAGATAAAAATGCATTAACTCGACTAAATATTCTACTACCAGAGAATGGATGTTCTCCAGCACAGAAACCTCTAGGACTCGGATGACTCACTTCTATCAAGTCTGAGTATCTCTCGTCCACAAATTCTTTCAATTCTCTGGCAATACTGCCGCATAGAACGAAGCAGATGCCTTTTTTGTTGAGTCGTGAAATGATCTCCACTGTAAGTGATCGCCATTGTTGCCAATGTAGATGTGAGAGTGATAAGAATTGCAGACAAGTCGGTATCGCGTTCCATAATAGGACACCTTGTTCAGCCCATGGTTCTAGGTTACCAGACTTAGGCATATCGTAGTGAAGATCGTTTCTTAACTCTTTGAAAATATTTATTAACGTAGGTGGGAACGGATATTCCGGCCTATTAATACAATCCTTAGGAGTACTAAAGGCTAATCCTGTGGCATATTGAGGATTAGGATAAGGATCTTGGCCTATGATTGCTACTTTAGTGCTCTGGAAAGGAGATAGATCAAAAGCATTAAAAAGTAAATGACGAAGAGGATTGTAGAAAGTTCTAAAAGATTCAAGATTATCAAGTTTAAATTGGACATCTTCCCACTCCTTTGATCTCCAGAAGTCTAAGTCTTCCCACGTATCTATATCATTCACGCTGCTACCCCTTCGGTTACAGCTTGATTGTCGTTAGATGAAACCATTTCTGAGAGGGTGTATGTAAATGGATCGAAAGTAAGTGAACCAGCCATCCCAGTTCTTCCGCAATATCTGTTCTTGGAGACCGTGACCAAAGTTTCTCTAGATCCAGATTGGAGATCTCTGGCCAGATCGATCCGAATATCTGCGACTTTACCAATTGCTCTACTGCTCCTTGTTTGTCCAAAATCGTTGACGTGACTAACTACTATTAATCCAAAATCTAATTCTTTGACCATCATTTCTAATCTGGTGGAGATTTGGTCAAGAGCCTGGCGTTCATTCTCTCCCGCCAAGAGAGGAATGGCCATGCAAATGTTACCGAAAAGAATAAAACGACAGCCACAGGCAGAAACGAGAAACCTAATAGTGTCGCAGAGTGTCTCTGCAGAGTCGCCCCCAAAGCTAGAATGAAGGTACAACCGCTCATCCATGCGAATAACCTTGGAGACAGTAGAAAAGATTTCATCTTCTTCGAGACCGCTGTCGGGAAGGTGCGCGGGTCTTTTGAGCTCAAGTCCAGCAATAGCTTGGAGGTGCCTTCTAGGGCTTTCTTCATGGAGAATACATCCTATTTTATCATCTGTTACCTTTAACAAATGATGTTCGAGGTTGTACATTAATTCAGTTTTACCTACTCCTTCCGGAGCAGTAATTAGAACGATTTCCCCTGTCCTTAGCCCGTACGTCTTTTCGGTTAAGGTAGGGAATGGATAGGGGATACCGTACCGTACTTTACCTTTCAGAATAGTCTTGAAGTCGTCGAAGGAAGAGACGATGGTCTCGGGCAAGTATTTGCGGGAATTAAACCATGTGTTCCTGAGTACTTCACCTTCACCATTCTGAAGGTATTCATTGGCATCTTTCCTTGATGTTAGTTTTACATCAAAGACTTTGCCATAGTCGAAAAGCTTAGAAACTGCTGCTGTAGCTTCTCTGCCCACACTGTCGCTGTCGAAACAGAGGTAGATTCGATCGAAGCTACTAAGCCAGGATCTACATGCTGTGCAGTCACGTATGCTGCTAGAAGCAGACTGGACAGAAACCACAGGTTGATGTAGTACTTGGTAAAGGGAACACGCATCTTGTTCTCCTTCGGTGATGGTCACATATTTATGTTGACCAGCGTTGAACTTATCTGATCCGAATAGTCCTGCTTTGCTAATCTCTCCTACGCTGGAGAAATCTTTGTTGCTAAGCTGTCTAACCTTGTAGCTACCGTTCGGATAGCGATAGCCAATCGAGACCGGCTTACCGTCGGAATCGATTTTAGTTTTGACGTCATAGAAGCGGAAAGTTTCCGCACTGACGCCACGCCATGGACAATACTCATAGGTGAACTCCTTGGTTGAAGGAGAGGTTAATGGCGGAAAATAATGACTACATGAAAAACAAAACCCATGTCCATCATCATAGGTAGCCTTAGCATCTGAACTACCACAGACTTCACATGGAATGTGTAAATTAACTACTTGGGAAGTAATAATACGGCTCCTTCATCATTGCTTTTGCTCTATAAATCGTGACAGGTTTACACCTAAATCCCATATCAATTAACTCAGACCAGTAGGTCTGGATACCAACATACATCCATACCCACATACCTATGTCAGCCATCTTAATATCTGTCTGACCATCATTCTTATACTCTATACGTCTATTAGGTATATGTATATGGACCTTCTTACGTTCATACTGTACAGTATTAGCATACTCTTTGTCAAGAGAAATTATAGTATTTCCTCTGACTGCTAATAACTGTCCTTTGATCTTAGCAGGTTGAGCTAATCTACTTGTATTAAGATCAGCCCAGTCTTCGAACATAGGTTTCTTGTCTGTTTCTAAAGGAATAGGAAATGTCTCAGTTCCTAAATCTTTAGACCAGAACTCGAAGTTATTTACTGTGTAGCAGTTAGCTACTAAAATACAATTGTTCTCTATTCGTATGAACTTCTTTCTACCTTGTAGAAGATCATCGCATACGAATAGAAGATTATACATGTTATCTTCTATTGTACTGATGTCAGGAGTACAATGCATTCCTTCTACATTCCACTCAGACTCAGCATTCTTCCACCATGCTGCCGATGGTTTAGCTCCTAGCTTATGCCAATTGACTTCAGCAGGAGGACGAAAATCTAACTCTTCAACTGCAACAGTCTGTTTAGACTTAAAGATAGCCATGGTATTCTCCTGCTAAGATAAGTCGGAGAGTAGGAAGGTCGGCTCTCCCTACTCTCCTATAGGTAGACTTTAGTTGTTCAGAGCATAGTCTACCTAATACCGAACCTCTGTTTACCGATAAGAGGAACAGAAGTAGTAGCCTTATCAGCAGGTTTACCGAGTAATTCTTCAGCAGCTTTAAGATCTGCAGTAGCCTTAGTGTAAGCTGCCAACAGACGTATATGGTGACTGACTAAATTCTGCCAACCAACAGCAGCAATCTTAGGATATGCATCAGCAAGATCACACTTCTTTTCGAATGACATCCTGAGACCATTGGCTAATTCTTCAGGTATACCCATCTGTTGAGACAAAGTAGGCCAATTTGTCTCGAAGTCAGCTACTTGCTGAACATCCATGATCTCTAGATTATTGACATCGATGGTTTTCATGAAGACATCCAAGAAGTCTGTACGTTGTACTGCGTCTATGGTCGGGATGATTGCCGTAGGATCTTTGTCGAGAACTGCTTGTTGCTTCTCGGCAAAAGTGACGTTAGGGAGAGGAGATGAAGGTCCGACAGGTTTCTTATCTTGAAGTATCCTCGCAGCTTCATCAAAGGACTTAGCTGTAACCTTCTCGACAACCTTCTTAGCTCTGACCTTAGGTCTATCTTTGAAGTTAGCTGGTACTGCAGATATTCTTCCCTCTCTCATTAATTTTTCATACCAGTTTCTTAGACTGTTCTTGCCTTGGATGTTGACCGGAGGTTCGATTAATTCGAATTCTTCTTCAATACCAGCTTTATCTGGTATTTTAGTATCTGAAGGATCTTTACCCAACAGGGCAGCTAGTTTATTCTTAGCCTCTAAGTTTCTTGGAGTAGTTCTAGTACCATCGGTCATTGCTTCATTCTGTTCGGTATAACCGAAGGCATTGGAAGCATAGCCCCATCTGAAATCACCACCCAAACTATTATCTTTATCAAAAGTAATAGCATTACCTGTAGAAAGGAATAAACCAATAGCGCCACGATGTCCAATAAGACCAGAGACAATCTCATCGTGAGTGGAAGGATCTTTGATATTCTCCCACATCTTAGTCATATCTCCTTCGAAGAGTTTATACTCTTTCTTGAACCGGAGCATGAGTTTCTGTGCTGCTCTGTATTCAGGAGTATGAGCAGAACTATCGTTGGATGAAGGAAACTCTCCTTCCAATACTCCTATGATAAGAGGATCTCCTGCGTCATTAGATAGAAGAACAATAGGCTGTTTATCTTCCTCTGGGATGACGTTGGTGATGTTTGACAGGTAGAAGATGGCCTTCTGATCTTTAAGAGACTCCTGAAGAGTCATCCATTTATCAAGGGTGAGATGATCAGCAGGAACTGATTGCAGTTCAGTACCGTTGTGTATAATTGCTCCACAACCTCCTTTATTCTTCTCTACCTGTATCTTCATCACAGCTTCTGGAACTATCCAGGTAGCTTCTTTGACTAAGAGTGAACCTCTGTGTAGATCGGTAGTCATAGGTATTTCTCCGTCTTCCCAGTTTCTATTGATTGAATAGTTCACGGAGTGACTTCTTTTTAGGAAGTTCTCCACGTACAGGTACCTCATCCCAGGGTGGTTGATCCTTGATGCTTGGCTTAAGATCATCGAGAGACCACACCTTGGCATACTTTTCATAAAGGAAGTATCTTTCATCGTTCGTCACCTTCCCATCTAGGTAAGCTTTGTCTACCTGTTCGAGGAACAGATCTGCAACTAAAGTCTCCAACTCTTTATCTCTTTCCGGTGTCATATTGTATTTCCTCTTAAGTCTTTTCCTATAAAAGTAAGGAATGAATTGATAGTAGGAAACTATGTTCCTAACCATATAGTACATAAGGATAGCTAACATGCCAAAGACTACTATTAGCGCATACTCTTCACGCATGTTACTTCTCCGTACATAGGTGGACCGCTGGGTGTTTACCTTTCTATTGCACCAACACCAAATCGTGCAAGAGGGTACAGCGGCCCGCTTATAGACAAGAGTGCTCTCAGCCAGACTCGAACTGGCACGGATATTATCCATCAGATTTTAAGTCTGATGCGTCTACCTATTCCGCCATGAGAGCTGAGAAAGAAACTCCGGTGGGAGCGTGTGACACCACTCAACCACCGGAGTCTGCTCCTCAGTGTGGGGGGCTGAGGAGACTAACGTAGTGCACGGTATCTGAGGGAGTCATGCACTACGTTTCAGAACTGAATTGAATAATTCTTTTAGACTTGGATGTAGATTACTTAAATTTACTTCTTCTCTTATTCTTTGACGACAATCTTCACATAACCATTTGAAGGTATATGCGCAGTTGTCATGTTTGACGGTTCTCCGTCCACATTTACAAATGCCAATAGCCATGAGGTTTACTCCGTTTGCGAGCTCTTGCGAGCAAGCCCTTATATCTCCCCTTCCAGCCAGTGTATAGTACCGGTATTGTACCTTAGCATAGCCATATCTCTATTAGGATAGACTATACTTACCCACTTCTGTTCACCTATACTTGATTTGTAATATTCTTCAAAGAAATATCTATTACCACAAAACTTCATATACGTTCTTGTATAGTGTCCTACTCGTATATTAACGGTATGCCATTCATCAATACCTTGAGCAAAGTCAGACTTCCATGTCGTCTCATTCTCTCTAATGTTGAGAGATGTAGGATCAAATGGAACATCGTTAGCTAGTTTCCTCCATATAGGATTAAACCTAGTAGAATGCTTCTTGAGATAAGCTCTTCTACTTGCCTGTCGCTTTGGCCTTCTCCGCTTGCTCATACAGTTCAAACCTTTCCGGATGAACGTATCTTACTTCCTTGCCATTGGGATCTATACACAGTTGGCTAGTAGTTTGTCCACAATTAGGACAATTGACTGACAACATGTTCTTCCACTTCAACTTGCTAGCCTGTCCCATGTTTCTTCCTCCGCGTAAATAGAATGAAATGTGGACCATATCTGTTGATGTAATAGTCATAGAACCAGTTACCGTTGGCTAAGTCCATCCAACAAACACACATCCACTGGCCACTACGTATATCGAATACGTTGTAGTCACCTGATTCCCTAGGTGGTCTAGGTCTTCCTACCCAATATTCTAATCCGTCCATACTGGTTTCTCCCTCAGTTGAATTCCCAGTATCAATATTATAACATAGTAGATAGTTAAGTCAAGGATCTGAACTGCTTATCTCAGGTTTCTGTGCATTAAATGTATCTAAAGCCTCAGCTAGCTCTTTAAATCTCTCTGCCCATAGTTTTGTAGTTCCTGCTAGAATTTCTAATCTATTAGCACAAACTCTAAGTTCTTCTTTCAACTGATCTATTGTTAAATTATCGTATGTCATACGTAGTCTCCATCGACTAACCATCCACCTTCAGGCCAGAACTTCCTAGTTCTTTCCATTATATCAGCAGATATCCGACGATATCTCTCTGGTTCTAGCTCATCCGGAGGGAACATATTCTCGATAACACATATCTGTTCTCCTTCATCCCAGAAGATTCTGGTAATAGTATAGTTACCTTTACCAGATATGTTTACGTAGTGTCCTTTCTGTGGTCTGGATCTTGCCATTGGTTATGGCTCCCATATGGCTTAGGGTTCTCTTCGATTACTGTCTTGTGTGTACAAATCATTAATAGCAGCAGTAATATCGGAATCAATATTGCTGCTGTTACCATCGCTAATATTATCCATCCCATAGTTCTTACTCCATTTGTGTATTGATTTAGACAGATTTTCTCCACTGCCTCCAGTATGAGCGAAAGCTAATTGTCTACCTAGTTCCATCATCTCACCATAAGTGAGTGATCGACATATGCTAGCTATTGTATTCAACGGATCATGTTCTGCTTTTTCAGCAGCTTGCTCACGTTCGAACATGTGACAGGTATCGCACTGCTGTCTACTGTCTGGATCTGTATTGTCTGAGCAGTGGATCTTATTGGGATTCTTAGCCTGCATACAGAAGTAAAGATCTTTTATATTCATGGTTCTATACTCCTCTGTTGTATCTCAATCATTTTATGGATTAAATAATCTTTCAACATTTGATCATGAGATAATCCCCGCATCAGAAGAAAGTCATTGATTGCTTTCATCGTAGCTGGTCTTAATACAGGTTTGGTTAAGACCGTAATAGCAGCATTGGAGGACTGCTTATAGGATGGCTCGCCATGCCCGTAGGAAGCCCGTGGGTGAGTTATTTTAGTATGGGTGGTACTGGGGTGCCAGCACAATTTACTCTCACCAGCGATCTTCCTATGTGTATATTTATCTGTTACGTGATGTGGCTCAGACCAACAGGTTCCGAGCTTTAGCGAGGAGTTAGAAGCATGAGCACATGAGTATGCTACTACTAAGATCAGAGCAGTAGCTAGAGTTAAAACTATCCAGTAAGATACCTCAGATAGATTATCTTTCCAGGACATAGTCAGCTCCATTAGTTGTATAGTTCTACTTCAAACCATTCAGGTTTAATCCACTCTAATGGTTGACCTTTAATACCGTGATATCGTTTAGACAGTTCTTCTCTATTACTGAATGCTGATCTACCTCCTGGTAGTTTACTACTTTGAGGTAAGATTACACACTCGTAAATACATTCAGGATATGGATCTGTTAAATCAATATTGACTACATTAACGTAACCTTTAAGTAAACAACCTAAAGGAAACAAACGTTTACATTGAGTCTTAGCAGAATGTGTAGTCTTAGCATTTAATACACATCCTCCATCCTTTATGAAGTTCTCCTTCGATTTGATAAGACTGTGTTCTCGACGATACTCTTTCATCTTCTTAGCTCTTACTCGTCTCTGCTTAAGTTTTTCGTTCATGTTTATCTCCCACCTAAAAGAATAGCCCATATTGCTATGGGCTAAGTTGCATCCTTACCCAATCAAGAGGCAGTTAACGTAAGGATGTTCAGGAATTAAACGGATCAACTTCATCTGATAGATCAACAGAAGATGGTTTAGGTACAACAGCTATTGAAGGTATGCCCCATTTATAAGCAAAGATTACTTTCTTACCTACGGGAATTCTTCCCTTCATATCTTTCAAGAAAGATTCTTGCAGGAGAGTTTGAGTTGTTGCAAACTCTTCGATATACTTCTTAGTTTGAACAGTTACCCCGTTGACTCTAGCCATCATATGCCATACAGGCTTGGACTTAACGTTTGACTTAGCCATTATATTGGCTCCTGTTAAGTACAATCGGGATGATTGTACCGTACTGTGCACCATGTAGATGCACAGTGTCGCTACAATCAAGATATAGGACGGATCAATCCTATATTATCTCTCTTACGTTTATACTCATCATAGCCCATAGTCATAGGCAACTGAGTTATATAACGTTGAGTTACCTCTACATATTGATCAATGTAATAGTCTGTATCATATTCACCATTCAAGAACTTAGGCCATTGTTTGATATTGTTAGACTCTAAGAATGTATCTTGTCTCTCTGGTTTAATACAACCAGGTATGTCTCCTCGTTCTCTTGTAATTACACGAGGATTAGATATTGGGAACTTAGGAATATCAAGTACTATCGTAGTCGATGGAGTTATCTCATCCTCCAACACACGATGAGTCAGTCTCCTAGATCTACGACCTATCTCAGATATGTATGCTAACATGTTCAGTCTCCCACATTTAGATTAGATTGACTGATGCTATTCCTTTGCCTCCGAGTACTGGCTTAATAACGTACGACCACACTCCAACAGTGAAGGTTCCATTTCATCTATAGCTTTCTGTGCTGCTGCCTTAGCTTCCTTCCAATCCGTATGTCCTGTACTAACTAGATAGTGTTTATCATGAAACGCTATCTCAGCATCATAGGTGGCTTCACCTAGCTTACCTCGTCTACATGTGACTGCATCTAGCTTGATGTAGCCTGGTAGTCTGTTCATCTTCTCCTCCATGTTCTGGTCAAGCAATTGCTTTCTCAGTATAAGTATTGTAACACAACTAATAGTTAAGTCAAGGCTAAGACTCTACTATCTTAACTTTTATTACATTATATGTAAAATAACACTTGACAAGCCTTATTTCTTACTATATATAGATAAGACCAGTCCCATAGATACCTACATATAATAACCCACGTCTGATAGTTAGCCGAAGGATAGTCTTTACGTAGTATATATAGTATAGTCTGACCATGACGTGCGAACTGATGCGACCTGTCATACCTGAGGTATGACGTATGCCTATTATATAGGACTACGATAGTCCTATAACAGAACCTATTAACCTTAGGTTGTATTGCCTATAGAATCCAACTAAGAGTAGAATACGTATTAAATCAATAGCTTATACCGATTAGTTAAAGGCAGAGTTGGCAATGAATTAACTGCTATAACCCATTGAAATTGCACGATGTGTGAAATACCTTGGTATAACCACAATGTTGCCTTGACTTAGCCATAGTCAGGTATATAATGGGGACAATAAGAAAAGACCGAGCACAACGCACGGGTTGTTTCTCATCGTTAATCGGATCGAAGGCATTGCCACCACCTTGCCCGTTAAAGGAGAAAGCAATGAGCATATGTTTTGTATGTACATATCAAAACGATGCGATATGCAAACATGAGTGTTATACTGCTTGTTACTGTAAATATAAATGGGGAGATAAACTTCCAAACTACCCCGTTCCTGCTAAAGACATGATAACAACTGGTGCAGATTGGCCGGTTGTTATTGAAGCTATGTGTACATATCCTTTAGAACTAAACGACTACTACTAAACATCTAACAAACGACGGGCAAGATGAAGGCAATGTCAACGATCCAAAACAGACGGAGTTACTGTTATGTTTACGTTGGAACAGGTTAAGTCTGAGTTCGAAGCTAGTCGCAACAGACTTATCAATATATCCGATGATGCAATATCCGATATACTTCAAGAGTATTCGGATAGCACTGACATCAATGATATCTTTGCAGCAATCATGGATGAAGAGCCTAGCAGTGAACCAAGCGGCGACGATGTGACAGGGTCGGACTTATCTAACCAAGCCTTAGCCATCACTCTAGCTAGAGAGATGGATGATAACGTTGTGTTTAACCAGCACACTGAGAGATCTCTAGATGCTAAAGAGATTAGCATACGTGCTGCGGTCATCATGATGAAGGATATCATTGATCAATACACAACGATAGAAAGGAATGCAGATGGTTCCGAGTATGTCAATACATCTAGACTTGATGTATTACCTATACCTGGGACTGAAGCAAAGAATGGTCGTGTCATTCGTAGTTCAGATGATAAAGACTTAGGACCGATCGAAGAGGACAACATCACAAGGCGAGTAGATAAGTTTAGTGTTGATGTTGTTAAGGATGGACAGAAGAAGAAGGAACCTCGTTCATTCTGGAAAGAGTACACTAACAACCTATCCATTGGTAAATCTATCAACGAGATCATCAAAGGTTTAAAGCAAGCCTTAGATGCTAAGCAACATACTAATGCACCAAGGGTA